AGAAGATAAACAATCTTTAACACAAGAACAATTTAATTTATCGAAAAGAAAAATAAAAACAGATGAAATTATTATTGTAATTGAAAAATTAATAGAAAAATGGAAACCTATGAAAATTTTAGATTATTTTGTAGAACAAAATAAAAATAATATTACTATTGACATAATTAAAAATATTAAAAGAAATTTAATAAATGGTAAGACAATTATATATCAATCAGAATTGTCAGAAGAAAGATATATATATTATATTGAATTATTAAAGCAATTTTCTCATATTCTTTAGTTTCTTCAAAAATTCATAATATATTTTTAACATATTATGAACTTTGCTTTTGTTGTAACAAAAGCAATTTTTTTATACATAAAACACAAATAAAAATATAAATTGTAACACATTGCGCTTAATTGGAATAAGCACTCTGTTTCCCATAAGTTTCCAAATGGGGAGGACTGTATCTCAGACCAGCTTAGGTTGATTAGACCTTCATTGCTGACCCATATCCGTTCAGTCTCTGACGCCCTACCGTATCCTATCATAACGGATTTAGGTAGTAAGCATGCGGATTGCCCAATCTTTTTCATTATTACCTTACCTGAGTTAATTGCTCTCAGCCATCTAAATGTTTCCAATTTAGACTTGGTAGAAAAAGCTCTAAGGGGTTTCCCGAACAACAAGATATGTTGCAATACTATTATAGTATCACTAGCAGTTAGCCTTGGGTTATTTTTACGACGGCATAAATGGTTTTCTATAGCAAGTGGTCGTTTTGCTATAGCATACTGCTTTTCGGCCCTGGTTATTCGCTTTCGCAAATGGTTAAGGCCACCCATTCCTGACATTATTCTTAGCCATAATGTTTACCATTAAGTTTCCCTAATGGATTGGACTGTATCTTAAGCCAGTTCAGATTAACTAAATCTTCATAACCGACCAATACCCGTTCAGTCTCTGACGCCCTACCGTATCCTATTATAGCGGATTTAGGTAGTAAGCATGCGGATTGCCCAATCCTTCTAACTATTACCATACCAGAGTTAAATCTCTGCCACACAATTCTTTCGATATTGTGCTTGGTGTAGAAGGCTCTAAGGGGTTTCCCGAACAACAAGGTATTTTGCAAAATTGTATGTAATATAACAAAAGATAGTCAATAACAAACAATTTCACTAGCTACTAGCATATTTTGTGAGTGCTTAACCATTTTTTCCAAAGACAAGAGCTCACTTTGTCTTTGTGGGTAGCTTTTCAACGCACTAAGAATTTTTACGTTGTAATTGGTAGCATATACGCGTACCTTAGCAGTTTTGGTTCCCTCAACGGTAGCATTGGAGAGAACAAGTTGGAGTGTCGCATTATCAATGCGTGAGAAATTACAGGTGCCGCTCGGCTGATGCTCTTCTGGACGGAGTGCAAATGAATACACATTGATACCTTCATCCGGGCAACGAGTATGAGCCTGATAAGGTTGAACCCAACTGAAATAAGAACCTTCACGCTCAGAGAAGCGATCTTGTCCATTTAATTGAAGTTTGGCAGTAACAACCGGATTTTGACCCCAACAATGCATATCAAGAGAAGTCTCGGTGAGAACAAAGGTTCCCGCATCAGATACCGTGGAATTTTCATTATGACTGCGTTGGAGACTTGTTAAAGCGGCTACAAGGGTAGGATCTAAGTTCTGAGCTTGACCACCGAAATTAGGCTGATTATAAGCATTGGTAGGACCATGCCAGTATCCAGTAAATCCAGGTTCCACTTGATAATCAAGAGCACCCGCATCATCAAAAAGTCCTTGTGCATCAATATAAGAACGAGAATCGGCTGCAATAGAGGCGGGACCACCGAATGCATGAATAGCATTCGGAAGGGCATCAATGGCATCTGTGTAATTGAATGGTTGGGCACCGAGAACTTTGAATAAAAGAGCATCGCAAACAAGAGAGGAACAATAATCCACATTTTGATCGGGTTGAACTACCCAAATTAACTCCTTAACGGGGTGATTGAAGTTAAGTTTAATCTTGTTTGAAGATGAACCAACGGATTCATCACCAGTGAATTGGAGTTGAGTAATTAAATACTCGTGAGGATTTTGGGCAAATCTGCGACGCTCATCGGTATCTAAAAATACATAGTCCACATAGAGAGACGCGGCTACAAGAGACTGATTATAGGCAATTGCGGCAGGAACTGGGCGACCAGGAGCATACTGATTTGAAACATAAGCTGCCTGACTTTCTAAGTTGTTACCCATAGCAACGGCTCCAGAATTGCAACTTAACGTGGTTACGGCCCATAAACATTCGTCGATAGGACGAATATCTAAATTAATTTTAACTTCGTGATACTGCACATCACGTAAACCCCACCTTTCGGTGTATTTTGTGTTAATAGGGAGTAGACTTTATCTTAAGCCATCATTAGAGATGATTAATCTCTTCAAGCCCAATACCATTAAGTCGTTGAACCTTCTCCATTCTCTTATCATAGCGAGATTAGGAGCTTGGATGCGGATTATCTGTTTCAACACATGTTAAATGTGTATCATATGTGGCATTATTACCATACCTAAGAGTTTTTCTTAGCCACTGCAAACTTTCATTTACAGCTTGGTAGCCCAAAAATTGTTTATTAAACAATTTAATTTTACATCTTTGAGAACTTCCCGCAATTTGGAATTGTCGCCACACATTTTTTTTATAATTGGTGACTAGCACATGAGATAGTCGAACTCTCAAACTGATTTTTCCTAAAACAGAGGTTCGTTGTTTTAGGCAGCGTACTTTTCTGCCCTGCAGATTTCAAGGCAATTAGAGGCAATGCAAGTCCAGGATTGGTGCAAAACCAAAACTGAAGAGGGATATAAAGAGTTGTTTCAGGAAGAGCATTACGGGGAGCACAAACTTGACGAGGAGCTAGAGAGTCGCAAGGACCATCGACTTCTGAGAAAGAAGGATCCGTAATAAAGGTAAGTTGGGTCGTATTTCCGATCATTTTGAAATAAGCACGTTCTTGTTCAGAAGTCATAGTAAGTTGATTCCAAATATGCATCCAATCACCATATTGACGGTCAATGCGTTGACCTCCAATTTCTACTTCCACTTGAGCAATCAATTGCTCACCGGGAAAATCTAACCAACGAGCATAAACACCTGAACCAACGCCGGCCGCGAAGGAAGCAATGCCCATAAGTTGATTAATTTCAGGTAAAGTAACCTGAAGATAAGTTCTATACGCAAGATCACCATTACGGCTAATTGTGCATTGGACACGACGACCGAAATCCGCTTGTCCATTAAATGTTTGTTCAATTGATTCTATGGCAAAGTTCGTATATCTACGATAAGTAACTTTCCAAAAAGTAATTTGAGGGTTACCTGTGAGGTAAACATCTTGAGCTCCGTAAGCCACGAGTTGCATTAAACCGCCTCCCATTTTTATATATTCCTAAAAGAAAAAAAATTTTTGGAAAATAATTTAATTGTTTTATTCGTTTTTAACGATCCCCTACAAACTATAATAATAATTTATTTATATCAATATTGTCCTTCATAAAATTAGCTAAAAAACTTTCGTCAAATACTTCTTTTTTTCCTTCATGGTTTTTGGTAAATATGTATGTTTTGTTTCTTTTTTTGATAGACCATCCATTATCTAAAGCATTGAATAAAAAAACCATTTTTTGGAATTTGATTTTATCTATTTCTATATCCATTACATTCGTTATATTCATCGTCAATTAAAATAATATATGAGTATTTATTTATTATTTTAACTTATTGTCTTCTATCGACTTTATAAGTCTTTTATCTATCGCCTCTTATAATATTTGCTATAATGTTTTTCACCATTCTCTAAATTTTTTAAATTGGTCTTAATAATATTTCCATTATTGTCTGAATAATATACATTTTGTATTTTATAACCTAACTTTATAGGCAATGTTTGCATTGTTTTAATACAATATATACATGGCTTGCTTGACTGCAATTTATTCTTTCCAGATAATCTTATTACTAATATATTTATGTTTTCTAATCGTTTCTTCTTTTTTATAGGAACTAGTTTTCTTATAGCATCATGTTCTGCATGAATGCCTGGGTGAAATCCTTGCGAATCCCCCATTTGATTTACTCCATAACTTAAAATTCTAACCTTCTTCAAAATTCCATTTCCCTTGTAAAACACACGACACGTGATTATAGTGTCCGCACAAACAATTATTTATATTCATATCGCCAGTCTCATATAACGATATATCTGAGTTTATTGGCAAACAAAACCGCTTAATAAACATATTGTCCAATAATTGCATCATTTCCACGTTTTAAAAAGGTTTAAACGAAGTTATAACAAAGTTATAACGAAGTAAAGAGCCAAAAATGTTTTTCAATTTTTTCCACCTTTGGAAAAGGTGGAGCCAAACATAGCCACCTTTTGGGAAAGGTTATAATAAAGTAACAGCCCGACCTTTCCAAAAAATGAAAAAATATATATTTAAGAAAAAACAATATAAAGATAATAATACATATTTAATTGTTTTTCCACCTTTGGATCTTTCTAAAAGGTTTTAACGAAGTAAGAAGTTAAACAAATCCAATGACCATTCGTGACACATCGCTCGGTAACTTGTAAAGCAAATTGTTTCTATTTTGCTCTGGACAACGTTTCGAAGCTAGCCAAACCAAATATTTTCGTTGCTCCCAGTTTGCTTCTTCTTTGTCTCGAATTCTGTAATGAATGCAAATGTAATCTTCATTTTTATCATATTCAAACACATATAAATGCGGTTTTAAACTTTGCAACCACTTGGCTACCTCTAAATGTCCTTTTAAACAAGCCCATACGAAAGCATTTTCATTGTCTGCCGAAATATTAATGCATTGTCCCCTTTCTAGGAGCAACCACTTGGCTACTTCTAAATGCCCGTTTCTACAAGCCCAACGAAATGCTTGTTCATTTTCTGCCGAAATATGAATGCATTGTCCTTTTTCTTTGGAGATTAGGAGCAACCATTTTGCCACGTATAAATGTCCTTTTAAACAAGCTCGACGAAACGCATAATCATCTTCAGCAGAAATATTAATAGTGGGTTTGATTAAAAGCATCCATTGGGCTACGTGCAAATGTCCCTTTTCACAAGCACGTCGAAATGCATATTCATTAAATGCCGAAATATTGATGCCCGGATTTAATTGAAATAACCGTTTTGCTAACGTTAAATTTCCCGTTTCACATGCCTCAATAAAATTATTTACATCTGGTTTTGAGCATATTTGACCCATATTTTATTCGCGTTTTTAGAAAACTTTTTTTTAAATGAAGTAAAACAACGAAGTAAAAACAAAGTTATAATGGTAGTAACGAGCCAAAAATGTTTTCAATTTTTTATCAGGGAACCTAGGGTTCCCCGAACCCCTCCTCTTTTTTGTAAACGAAGTTATGACAAAATAAAAAGAACCAATTTTTTCATGAAACCTTAGTCACTTCGTAGTTCCCGAACCCTTCCTCTTTTATTGATCAATTTTACAGGGTCCTAAGCCCCCCCATAATCCCATAAAAGCAAAAGTTCTAGGTTCCCTGATCTTCATCTTCAACAATAGATAAAACGGTTTCCTCCGTTTTGCAAGATAAGTTATCTTCCGAATCAGAGGATGAAATATACATTTTGTGTTTTTCCTTTAATAAAGCAACTAACAACTCTTCATTGTTAGGACGTATATATTTCCATTGATTATCCATAAAAATTAAAGCAATCCACGGTTCATTATCCATATATTGTTTATCATACAAATGTTTCCAAAAATAATGTAAATGTTCAATCGTTTCTATATGGTTTATATTTGTGTGTAAACTAACAAATTCGACCAATGTATCTACTATTTTGTTAGTTATATTGCTTTTTTCAATGACCCCAACATTATGTTTTACCGAAGGTATATTTCGATAAGGATATGCCTCCATTATAATGTAAGGTATCATTTCTTCATTATTATTCATAATATATTTATTTGCATTTTATTTTTAATATAATTATTCAAAATAATTATATAAATATAGATTTTCAATAAAATATATAATTCCTATTTTATGCCTTCCTTTAAACCAAAAGCCGCCAAAAAAATTAAAGTGTGTAAAAAATATACGACCACCCTCGATAGCAAACATAAAGAAATAGTAAATGAATTCGCAAAAGATGAGTGTGATATTATACCTAAATTAAAAGATGAAAAATATAGTTTAAATAAACAACTAGAAATGGATACTGAACTAACTATTGAACAAAAAATGGAATTTAAAGATCGCATTAAAGAAATCAACAAAACAATTAAAGAATTAAAAGCCAAAAAAAAGGATTATTTCCTGGATAATTCAAAATACATTTTTGAATATTTCGAAAACAAAAAAAACATTAATAATGTAGAAGAAACGAACAAATTAACCACTTCTAAAAATCAATTACTTTTTAATATTTTTAAAGTGAAACAAGAAGATAATGATACGGCAACTGATAAAAACATGAATGAAAACAAAAACAAAAACATTGTTCAAAAGTATTTAAGTAATATTGATGAAAGTTTTTTAGATATGAATGCATTTGTTCGCGAAACAGATATATGTCAAAGTTGTTTTAAGGGGGAACTTATTCCATTGGATGATGAAGGGGTTCTTATATGTAATCTTTGTGCGGTAAATGTTCCTTATTTGATTGAAAATGAAAAACCCAGTTACAAAGAACCTCCAAAAGAAGTTTGTTTTTATGCCTATAAAAAAATCAACCATTTTAAAGAAATTTTAGCACAATTTCAAGGAAAAGAAACAACGCAAATTCCGGATGATGTTATTGAACAAATCCAACAACAAATCAAAAAAGAAAGAATTGGATTAGAACAACTAACCTATTACAAAACAAAAGAAATTCTTAAGAAATTGGGATTTAATAAATATTATGAACATATCGCATTTATTAAAAATAAATTAGGAATCAAACCGCCTGTATTTAGTCCAGAATTAGAAGATACATTATGTAATTTATTTATGGAAATCCAAGCTCCTTATGCAAAAACTTGTCCTGATTATCGTGTTAATTTTTTAAATTATTATTATGTCTTATTTAAATTTTGCGAACTTCTTGAAGAAACACAGTATTTACATGATATTCCTTTATTAAAAGACCGTGAAAAACTTATTGAACAAGATGAAACATGGAAAAAAATGTGTGTGGAATTAAATTGGGAATTCATAGCGACTGTATAAAATACTTATCGGCGACGGTTGGATTTTTTCCTCTTTTTTATGCTTTTTTTCTTTCTCTTTTTATGTTTTTTACCTCCAAATGATATGTCTTCTTTTGTGGTTTCTTGACTATTATTCAAATCTAAATCTAAATCTAAATCTAAATCATCATTTAATACAAGAGGGCCATCTAATTCATCGTGTTCTATTGGTTCTATCATTCCAAAATGATCTATTTCTGGTTGATTTACAGACCAGTCATTTGTATTCGTTGTTGTATTTCGACTATTGTCTACATCTATATCATCGTCTATATGTAAACTTATATTTGAAACGTTGCTAATATCATGCGAACCAAAAGATGAATCGGGGGTATTTATTCCTCCTCTTTGTTTTCTTCTTCTAGAATACTTTTTACGTGTTTGTCTTTTTCTCATATATAATATATTTGCAAAAAATAAAATATAAATAAAATATATTATATATTATATAAAATATAATATATGCATATTGTTAAAACCGTTTTTTTATATGGATTTTTTCTAGCAATGGGAAAAAAGACACCTACAGTTAAACCGACATTTAATCCAACTGTTAAACCTACCACTACTACGTTTAAACCTACTTTTAATCCAACATTTCAACCTACCACTACTACGTTTAAACCTACTTTTAATCCAAGTTTTAATCCTACCACTACTACGTTTGAACCTACACTAAATCCTACATTAGAACTAACACTAAATCCGACATTGGAACTAACACTAAATCCGACATTAGAACCTACATTAGAACCTACATTAGAACCTACATTAGAACCTACATTAGAACCTACATTAGTTCCTACATTAGAACCTACATTAGAACCTACATTTAATCCTACATTAGAACCTACATTTAATCCTACATTTAATCCTACATTAGAACCTACATTAGAACCTACATTAGAACCTACATTAGAACCTACATTAGAACCTACATTAGAACCTACATTTAATCCTACATTTAATCCTACATTTAATCCTACATTAGAACCTACATTAGAACCTACATTAGAACCTACATTAGAACCTACATTTAATCCTACATTTAATCCTACATTAGAACCTACAACACTAAATCCGACCTTGGAACCGACATTTAATCCTACTTTTGATACAATTTCATTATCAAATAAAGTGAAAACTAACAATAATGAAAATTTTATTTTATATATTGTTATTCCAACGGCAACCACATTTGTATTTTGCACAATGTTTTATTTTATTATTCGTAGAGACAATAATGACGACGAAGAAGAAGAAGATGGAGAGGAACAAGAAGAAGATGAAGAAGAAGAAGAAGATGTTTATAATAATTTAGCTTAGTTAAAAAAATAAACAAAAACTATTTACATATTAACCAAAAAAGAGGAAGGGTTCGGGAAACCTAAGGTTTCCCGAGTATATTTCCGTTTTTATCAAAAATCCATATTTCATATTTGTATCCTAATTCTATTGCTGACATTTGTTTTTCAAATACATTGTTTTTTTCTTGATTTGTCCATGTAGATTTTACTTCAATGCATCGATTTTGAGATTTAATATAAATGTCAACAAAATGTCTCCTTTTTTTACCATTTTTATCGATATACCATATTTCGGGAACATCCTTTCTATTTGTAATTATGTCTTCTTCTAATACATTTTCTTCCTTTAATAAACATTCGAATGCAAAATTTTCATAACCTTGATATGTAATTGTTTTTCCGGATGGCATTACATATTCTTTATTTTTGTAAGCAGTCATTAACATACGCTCAGAAATAATGGAATTTTGTGAATGATGCGGAACACCGTAACGTTCCATATTTGTTTTTATTATTTTTTCTTTAATTTCTGGATTATTTAACAGATGTTTATGTCCATATTTTTTTAAGTTTGTCTCCAATGTTTTATTTTTTATTTCTTTGTTTTGTTGTGGATTTTCACATCCATATTTTATTTTATTTGTTTCTATGCTTTTATTTCGCACTATTTGTGATTGCAATGGATATTCTACTCCATATTTATCTATGCTTTTTTCTTTTTTTTGTTCTTTGATGCTATTTAATTTTGAAATATGATCTACACCGTATTTTAATATAGTTGTTTCTATTCCTTTGTTTCGCACTATTTGTGATTGCAATGAATATTCTACCCCATATTTTTTTAAATTAGTTTTTATTATTTTTATTTTTCCTCTTTCTTTGCAACAAGAAGCACAATATCCATTTAACTTTTCTAATTCTCTAAACGACCTACTAAATTGAGCATTGCAATCAGTCGTTATACAAATGCCTTCAATTATCGTATCTCTATTTATAAATTTTTTAGTATAATCTTCATTTAATGTGATATTATTTTCATTACAAAAAGTGATTAAATAATCTAGATTGTATTTGCACTTCAATTTATATTGTTGTTTCCCATTTTCAATTGCACATTTCAAACAATAAGGACCTGTTTTAACCAATTGTCTAAAATTTTTATTGAATACTTTGTCACAATTTTCCGTTACTGTTTTACAAACACCTTTAACATAAAATTCTCTATTTATTTTTATATTTGCATAATCTTCTAACAATTCAATATCATTTTCAATACAATGATTTTCCAAACTTACGTTATTATATAACATATTGAATTATTATACATAATATAATATAATTCAATATATAATTCAATTTTTTCAGGGAACCTTTCCTTCGGAACCCCGAACCCCTCCTTTTTAATTTTAATTTCAGGGAACCTTTCTTTCGGTTACGGTTTTTTTCCTTCGGAACCCAAAAATCCCCGTACGCCCTCTATTTTTTGTTTTAATTTTCAGGGAACCTTTTTTCGAAAACTTTTTTAATTAATTAATTATATATTATTTAATTATATTATTAAAAAACAACTTAAAGACTTCTTACCATATTATAGGTTAAAAACCCCCAGGCCAGCGAACTATGCTCGCTCCAATGCCAAAGCCGGCCCCTGACCTTGCACTAACACCCATAGAAGGTATATATGTATCCAAAATAGCAAATGTTGCCGCCGCGGTTAATGCCAATAAGGCAATTTCTTCTAGATTTAAAGAACGTTTTGGAATTGCAAACGCGGCAATCGCTACCATTAATCCTTCTATCAAATACTTTACAATTCGCTTAATAAGTTCGGCAATATCAAACATACCCATCTTTATATAATTTCAAGAGAAAAAAAGAAATTAGAATATTTATTATAATATTTATTATAATTTATACTTAAAAACAACGATTTACTAAATATATAATGGGCAAAAATAGTATTTCCAAAAAAGGGTTTGAGACAAAACGAAAAAATGGGACACTTAATCCTAAATATGTCGATTTGTTAGAAGTGGATAAACCGATTGCTGGACAAATGTTTGGCTGTTTTTCTTTTATTTCCCCGGAAAACATATTAAAACAACGCGAAATGTTTTATTTTGAAGAATTTTTAAAACAATGGGAAATGAATAAATCAATGGAAAAATTCCATCAGTTTTTAAATTTTGTTTCTTATAAATACAAATTGCAATTTGAAGAACTTTCAAAAGATTTTGAACAATTTGTTAAAGAAGAACGGGACCTCATTGTTCAGTCTTCTATGGAAGACGATTATAAAACATTTTTAGATAAACATGAAGATGACCTTGAAAAGAAATTTAATGTTAAACATAATTTTCAAACGTCTGTTAGAGGGTTTAAAGCAAGAGGCAATTTTGCTTCTCAAGAAGAAGCCGAATTACGTGCAAAGCTTTTAAGGGAAGCGGATCCTGATTTCGATATATTTGTTGGGCCTATTGGAACATGGATGCCTTGGGAACCAGAAGCGTATAAAACGGGACGAGTAGAATATTTGGAAGAAGAGTTAAATCAGTTGGCTCATGAAAAGAAAAAGAATGAACAAATTGCTAGGACTGCTTTTGAACAACGCATTAAAGAAACCAAACAAAAAGCCATTGATGAAAATAAAAAGAATGCGGAAAAACATGGAAATGTCATTACACAGGATATTGATAAAGAGGGAAATCTTGTTGGTGTCGGTCAAACAACGACAGAACAAACATTCAGTGAAAAAGAACCGGAAAGCATTTCTGTTGCGGATATAAGAAGCGAATTATTTGATGGAGACAATATTGTTGTTGGAAAAACGGATTATGGACAAAGTCAGTTAAAATCCGGGCCGTTTGCTCAGGATAAATAATTCAGGGAACCAATGGCACTTTGTAGACCCCATTTTATCAGGGAAACTTTTGAGAAAGGTTTTAAACAAAGGTTCCCCTCCTTTTACGGGGGTCCCAAAGGGAATTCACTCACTATCTTAAATAAACAATATTTTTATGTGACTATTTTTTACAAGTAATGTTTTTTCCGAAGAACTTATTAAATTATCCGTTATTTGAACGGAATTCTCAATAATTCCATTTGTTCCAGATGTGTTCATAAAATAAACAAATTCTTCTCCATTTGATATTGGAGTAGGAATTGTATTTGAAACTTGTAATGTAGACGATATTGAACCCGAATAAAAATCATTTGTCTCTTCTTGATTTGCTTCTATTATACTGTCTCCCGTTCCATGAATAGTGATTATATCTCCATCAATGGTTGCTACATCATGGTTGCTACTTGTATAATAAATGTTTCCATCGCTATTAGAAATAGGAACTTCAATAGCAAATGGCATATTGTAAGTTGTTTTCTCCGGAATATAAAAATCTCTTAACATGGGTTCGTATTTTGTGCCTGGTTCCGGAAACGGAGGTTCTCCATCACGATTTCCACTAGGAGTTGTAAGAGGAATAGATACCCAGTCAATGCCATTATCACTTACCATTACTCGATTCCAACCGTTATTTGCTACTGCCACAAATAACCCATTTAACCCAAAGGTAACACTTGTCCATGAATTAAGAGGAACCGTTCTTAACGACCATGATGTGCCATTATTGCTTGTCATTGCTCTGTATGTGCCATTATTGGATACGGCTACATACAATCCGTTTGCATATATAATAGATATACGATCACCCGTAAGATATGTATATTGATTTGAAAGTAAACTCCAACCGCCTCCATTGTTTTGACTAATCATTATTTTCGCATTTGGTGAAAAACTAATCATTTGATTGAAAGATGAGTTGCCAGTTATTGTAGACCAAACATAATTTTTTGTTGAACTGGGAGAATAACTGCAAACAGTCCAATTCGTAATATTTAATGCATTGGCAAATATTGCTCCTCCACTTCCAACGGCTACAAAATAATTATTTTGAAAATAAACGCTTTGCAATTGAATCAAAATAGATATATTTGTATTAAGCAATGTCCAGACTATGCCGTTTGAACTTGTCATAATTACATTTTGTGCGATTCCTTGGGCATCTTGGGCAACTGCGACAAACAATCCATTTCCAAAACAAACGCTTCTCCAATCTTTTTGAAATGCGGTTCTTAAAGTCCAATGAATGGCATCTGAACTTGTCATCACTCGTTCATTTCCACCTGAATTGGCCACGGCTACATATAATCCTGAACCATATGTAATAGATGTCCATGCATTTGTAGGCGTTTGGATGGCCGTCCAAATTAAACCGTCTGGACTTATCATTGCACGACGATTATCGGGACCGGCATTTGCTACTGCGACAAATTGGTCCCCATATGTGATACTTGTCCAACTGGTATTTTCCATATTATATTATATTATATTATATAATATAATATATATATATAAGAATGGGAAAATATGCGTATTTAGCTACTTCTGCTCTTATAATTAATTTTATGTCATTTTCAACATTGGTATGGAATATTTATAAAACCAAAAATACAAGTAGTTTGAATTGGCTTTCACTTATTGGAAATTTAATTTCTCAAATACTAATGACGATATATGCTTTCTTGAATGGTGCGCCGGAAATATATTTATTTAATACGTTTTTTATAGCCGGACTAATATATGTGATTTATGTAAAATATCATTATCATTATTATGATGAGAAAAATTTGTAATATGAATTAAAAAACAAAAACATAATTATTCGATTTGTTAAATATTCATTTTATTTTATAATAATAATCATTATTAAATATTACTTTATTTTTAATACTTCTTGACATTTTAGCAGGAGATATATTTTCATCTTCAGATGCCTTTGCAATTGTATCCCACATACATAATATTTGACCCGTGTTATATTCTATTTTTTCTACTTTTTTGCCAGTGGATGATGTCATTTTATGTTTGTGTTCGTTTATTTTTAATGAAATTCCATAATAACCTTCATTTGAACCTTGTTCAGTCCATACAGTTGATTTTAATACATAATCACAATTATTTAAATAATCTTTTATATTTTTTAAATCATTGTCGTCTAATTTTTTAGACATAGTTTGTTTCCAACGTTGAAACTCTGAAAGCAAAGTTGAATTTAATATTTTACCACTTGGGCTAAAAATGCATACTTGAAACAAAAATGTTTCAACATCATTATCAATATATTTTTTCTTGTAATCTATTGACTTTAATTTTACGCCAACATATCCATGAACTAATTGATTTTTATTTTGATTTTTATTAGAAAGTCTACTTGGTTTAAATCTTGTATCTAAATATGTTTTGAAAGCATGAAAAGTTTCCTTTTTTGGTTTAATTTTATTCCAAATACGATATGCTCCTTCCATATTGGTAGAAGATTCTTCAACATCATATCTAACAATGCACATTGCATTAATAAAATCATTAAACTTATTCGTTTGCTCATTTTCTGGCAATAGATGATTATTATAAACCGACTGATTTTCTATTTCAAATAATTTTAATTGTTTTTCTTGTAATTTAATTTTTTCTTTTAATTCAATAAGTTCAAGAGTTTGTTTAGTTATTGAATTGTTCATTTTTTCTAATTCTGTTTTTAATGTTTCATTTTCGTTAATTAATTCTTCATT